TTTACTAATTTATCTACGTTAGCTAGTTGGTAATATTGGTCAGGCGCTACGATACACACCCTTCCTGCTGTAGGTACATTGTTCTCATCTAATTTTTGAATTGCTTCGAAAACTGAAGAAATCAATGAAGTAGCATTTGTGTTTGCATCAGCGTCAGTAATTTCTGTACCGCCATTACCGCCTGTAACATTTGCACTAGCTTGTGACGCTAAGATTGCTAAAGATAAAAGGTGCTTATCAACCGTATTTGCTAACGCTTGACCCATCTCTTTTGAGTAGATAGACCTTACGTCATAATGATTTTTAAGCTCTTCAATTTCAGCAACAAAAGTGTCTGCAAGTAGCATATCATCTATGCTAATTACTTTTTCGTTGTGTTTAACTGCTTGACCAGTAATTTCTGCTCCTGCTGTATGGTAGCTTGAAGATACCGTACCTGTAACAGGGAATGAAGCTGACTTACCGTTAGAAATAGTTCTAACATTTGTCATTCCTAGCATTTGATTTTCTTTTTGGAAAGTTGATAAAACTTCACCTGAAAATACTTTTAGGAACAACGCATTAGCGTCACCTGCGGAATTAACCTGACCAATGCTTGATATAGTTGCATTTGACATTGTTTATAACTCCTATGTTATATTTATTGGTTTATAATTATCTAACTTACTTTCCATAGTCAGAAGGTTATCAGTCGTAACTGGCAATCTTTTCTGAATTTGTGTTAGCACCTCTCTGATGAGAGATGGTACTATTTAAATCTTGAACCCATTACTTTCCAAAATTCTTCATTAGTTAATTTTTTCTTTTTAACTTTGCACTTACAAGTGACACAAGTACAAGTACCGTAATTATCTGCATGAAGTGGCATCTTACAATGACACTTACAAAAACATTTTTTACACTTCTTAACTGATTTTCGTACCAAGTTTCCAAGACCTCATTGCCCAATATACTGGGGACAGATTTTTTTGACCTTTTACTTTAGCTAAAGTTGCACCCATTCGTGCATTAAAACTCTTTCTATTACTTTCAGAGCCACGTTTAATTTTCATTCCACGTTGACCAAATCTGATTGTCTTGATATTTCCTGTACTTTTGTCTTTAACAAATACTTTAAATTTTTTGCTACCTTTAGGGTCTCTAATAATTTTATTTAAAGGCTTATCTTCCTTGTTTGGCATATTTTTTAAAATTTTTGCGCTTAGACTTATTCATTTTTTGTAGGCTTGGTCTCCTACCAATCGAAGTTTTTCTAAATCTACTTCTAGTTTCAAATAGTTCTTTGGAAAGAAGATTATTCTTCTTCTTGGCCACTAGCTAACTTTAAGACTATTTCTTTTCTTTTTCATTATGGCGTTCTTAATGGCTCTGTCTCGTCTTGTTTCATACTTTGACATTTTACCATCTTTATTAAGGTCGCCTTTTTTCTTATGCTTTCCGTAATGACTTGGCATAGTTATATCTCCTTATGATTTTTTCTTTTTCTTTGGAAAACCTGCTTTCATATTTGCGTAACTTTCAGGTGTTATAGTCGATTTTTTCTTGCTTCGACTAATTCCAAGTTTTTTTCTTCTATTTATATTTCTATATAGTGACATTATTTTTTACCTTTTAGTTTGTTAGTTAAGTTCATACCAAAACTTCCTGATATTAGTGCTAACATGGCGTACCAAAAAAGTGGGTCAGCACTTTCTAGTATCTGCCAACCTCTTTCCATGTAGTCTTGTAATTGAGGAACAAAATTTGCAACAAAAACTAAACCAAAAATCACAACTAAATATTCGTCTTTCCATGACGTTGTACTAGCTTTGATTTGTTCTACGTTTACAGTTTTTATCGCTTCTATTTCTTTAGCTTTGATAATCTTATCTTTTTCTATTTTATGTTGAATACCACCAATAACTTTCTGACCAATCATTCTAGTTAGTGGGTTCTTCAATACTGGTAATATAAAGTTAAGCATTTCTTGACCTATTTTTTGATTTAGATGTTACTCTTAAATTAGAACGTGAATTGTTATTAGGGTTTCTATCTTTATGGTCTATGTCTTTACCATTAATTTTAGAACCTAATTTTTTCTTCATTATTCTTCTAGCTAAATTTCTTTTTGCTCTACGTTTTTTCTGTTCAGGCTTAGAATGATAATTCTTATATTCCGACCTGTAGTTACGCATTAGAATACTGAACTCTTAGCTAATTTATCTTCTACTTGTTTTCTGTAAGCAGGGTCTTTATCGTATCTTGGGTCATTCATTGCTGAAGTAACTTGTGCAACACTTTCAAACACTTCAGGGTTAGAAGGGTTTGTATCACCTTCAATCATTTGTGGTTGTTCCGTTGCTGATACTCCTGCTCTACCTGCAATAGCTGATACAGCAAGTTTTACTTGTTCTAAACTTCCATTATCTAATGTAGAATTAAATGCTTCTTTTTCTGCATCAGTAAGATTTTGTGCTGACCATTCTAATACTTTAGCGTAGTTTTCTTGACCACCTACAGTATCATGTACAGCTTTTACATCTTGGTCTGCTATAGCTTTTTGACCTGCAATGTAACCATCTACTAATTCTTTTGATAAACCCATTTTAGAAAGCTCACCATAAGACTTTTCAGATAGTTCACCTGTTTCAGAATATTCATCATAGTATTTATCAATACCATCAGTCTGTTCATTACCTTCTGCTACTTGTTCAGTAGGTGCTTCTTCTGTAGGTGCTGATTGTTTCTTTTCTAATTCAGAATATGCCTTTGCTAAATCTTCTGCTGATTTAAATTTTTCAGGTAACCAGTCAGGTCTAGCTTCTGTAGGCTTTGCATCTGTATCAAGTTCTACTCTATTTTGGTTTCCATCAGCAATAACATTTTCTTGTTGTTTTGCTTGTTCTTCTACGGAAACATTTGTGTTATCAGAAGTTATCTCAACTCTATTTTCACTCATTTATTATTCCTTATTTTGTATTGAAACACCGCCTTCTTCATCAACACCAAGTTCTTTATTGTTGTCAGTCATGTATTTACCTGCTTCAATAGCAACTCTAGGGTCTGCTAACGCTTGTTGTGCAAACTGTTGTTGTTGTGCTTGTTGTGTTTCTTGTTGTATTTGCTCTTGTGATTTTATTAATCCTGATATGTCAATTCCATTTGCTACTGCAAATTTCTTAATTGCATTATCAAGGTTTATGTACTTCGCTAGTGTTTCAGCACCAAGAGTTCCTGCTAAATCAGACATAAACTGTAAAAGTTTGAGCCTGTCACTAGCTCTGCCAAGTGCTTCCATGCCGACAATAATTTTTGTTTTAACTATGTCTTTTGGAAGTTCAGGCAGTAATTTCTGTTCCCTTAACATTGCCATCTTAGCATTGATATAAGGTAACTGAAATTCTGTAGTTAATATTCCGTATACACCACCTAGTGCATCTTGTAATTCATTTGCTATTAATTGTACTTCTGTTGCTGTAACTCTTTCAGCTTGTCTTTGTACAGAGGCATTAAGAAGAAATGCAAACTGTAATCTTTGTTCTATTCTCCCCATTGTTTCAAAAGCTACTCTAAAGTCTGCAAACTTATTAGCTTGTAAAACAGAAACATCTTTACTATCTCCTTCAATGATTGCTCCGTTGGGCGCTTTAGCTATACTACTAGCTCTTGTTGTACCATTGGGCGCAATCATAAAGAGCATTTTAGAAGACGCACTACTGCCCTCTAAGATTGCTCTAGTTAGGCCTTCAAGACTTCGTAAGTCTCCCTCGTAAGCCTCAACCCAACCTCTACCGTAGTTCATTCCATCAATACGATTGAAGCGAAGTGCAATGTACGGTAATTTGTCAAAATCGTAAGTTGTTTCAAAAACTTTAATTTTATTTATTTCTTGATGAACATAGAAATTCTTTTTAGTTCTAGTTACACAAGTATATAAATTTAAAGTTTTCTTTTCTTCTTGTACTTTATCTGTTATAATTTTTTTCTGTAATTTAGGCGGTAAAGTAGTAGGTGATACACCTTCTTTAATTATTATTTTTAATACTTTACCTTGTGGGTCTCTTTTAATTACGTAATTGTCTAATCTGTAAACTCTTAATCCTTCTTCACCTAATTTTAATAATGTGTTACCTGATACAATAAGTTGTTTTAATGCTTCATATACAGCAACTCTATCGTTGTTTGCTTCTATACTATCCATTACAGCTTTTTCTACTTTAGCTAATCCTTCATCTATTGTAGCTTTTTGCTGTGGGTCACCTTGTACTTTTTTATAAATTAATTCATCAACATCTAATCTAAAGAATGGTGATTGTGGTGGAAACAAAGCTAACATTAATTTTGATGCTAGATTTGTAACACCTCTACTTCCTACAGATTGATATGGTGTAGGATATTCTGTAGCTTCATTACTACCTTTTGGTGGATATAAATGTGGTATAGTTAATTCAGCACCACGTCTTGCTCTTTCTAAATAAACTTCTCTTTCAAGTTCAAGTTTTGAATACATACTCTCAACTGAAGATTTATCTTCGGTGACGTTTGTTGTATTCAACTTATATTCTGCCATTATTAACTACTTGGAAAATTAAGACCACTACCTGATAAGCCTGATGAAGCTAAAGGTATTCTTAGGCTTCCTCTGCCTAATCTTTTTCTAGTCGCTGTAGAAGCCATATTCTTATCTTGACCACCACCCATCTCTTTAGCAACCGCAGGTGCTTTTTGAGTAGTTGTTGCGTCTGCTACAACTGGTGGCGTTTCTGGAATTGGTTCAGGGGCGCTAGGGGGTGTAGGGGCTTTGACCGAAACACACATAATTTACTCCTCTTGAATTTTAAGTTTTTCTATTAAATGATTTACTACTGACCTTTGACCTGCTTTGTAAAAAATTTCTTTCTCTGTTTCTTTTAATTCAGGGCATTTGTCAGGGAATAAACTGTCAAGATAATCAATAATTTCTTTAGTTATTATCGGTATTTTTATCTGTTTTGGCATTATTTACTCCTAAAGTGGAACTTAATTCTTTTCTCTTATCTTTAATCTCACCGCCAATAGCAATGTAACCACAACCATCAACGTCATCATCTTCATTAGCTTCACCTTCTTGTGTTCTAGCTATCTTCAATAATGCCATCATGTACGCTACATCTTCAGGTAAGATTGTAATATTTAGCTTAGTTTTGTTTTGAATATAGCCAGTCCAAAGTCTAGCTATATTCTCATGGTTTACTATCTTGTCTCCATGTTTAACCTGACGGTCACCGCTAAGCAGTTCTTTTGTTGTTTCTAAAATCTGTATACTTTTCATATTTATAGTTCCATAAGTTTGGTTTACTTGTTTTAAAATCATACTCATCTTTACGTAGTATTCTTGCTAACTTAGCTTGATGGTATGCGTCTTCAGGTTTAAGTTTATTACGTATGTATTCTTCGATTACTGCTTCCCACATATCGTCTATATTCTTTTTACCATTAAGAACTCTAGATGCTTTTACAGCGCCCACACCTACACAACCTTTGTAACCATCAGCTTGGTCACCAGTTAATACTTGTGTACAAAAGTTATAATCAGCTTTGTTTAAATCAACATATTCAAGTTGGTCATCACCAATAAAACAATGCCATGTAGGTATTGTTCTCATATCCTTGTCACCTGATATAACTACATTATTAGTTTTATAATGCTGTGTAGCCAATAGACAGATAACATCATCACCTTCTAAATTAGGTAAAGAATAAAAATTATAGTTATCTTGTACCCATTTTCTTAATGGTGCGTATGTTATAGGTTTTCTTATCTTCTTACGATACGATTTGTATGTACCATCTAGTTCTTTTCTAAAATTATTTTTATCAGAAAAGGCAAATATAATTTCTTTAGACTTAGTATAGTCTTTATAAAAATTAATATTTTGTTGTAATAAAGTTTTACCTTTACCTAAATCTGAATGTAGCGTCCATACATCATCACCCCAATCAATAGGTTCTTCTAACATAGAAGCAATCTTATAAATTATGAGGTCACCATCTACTATCATCACTTTGTTCTTATTTGCATAGAACTCTGTTATGTTCTTCATATTTTTATCTCCTTTAATTTTAAGACGTTTGTTTTTGGAATTGTGGTTGAATTACCGCCTTGTGTAATAGAACCATCATCATTAAATGTTATGTCACCAATGAATACGTAGTTTTGTTTAGATGAAATTAACCAACCCATTGTGATACAAATTGCAGGTTGGGATTTTTGTATAATTGAAATATCCTGCCAGTCTTCAGAAGAAATTATATCTTTCCACCAACATTTATAAAATTTATATGGAAAATCATCTGTATCTACATCAGGTAAAATAATTTTAGTTTTTAATTTAGACTTCATA